TTACTAAACCTAACCGCTATACCTAATTCTTTAGATAATCCTAACTGAGCTTCTATCATCCCCTCAGTAGATAACCCAGCATCATCAATACTTCTTACAAATGAACTATAATCATTTCTTAAACCTTGAGCGGTTTTTCTAGATATACCTAGATTATTGGCTAATTTAGTTGTAGATTCGTCTGCTTTAAACAATATATCTATTATACTAGATAATGTTAATTTAAATCCTATTAATGATTCTAACCCAGATTGTATTCCTTCTTTTAATTCTTTTAATTGGGCTATTTTAATTGCTTTTTCTAATTCTTTTACTTCTTCTTCTATAAGAGTATTTAATTTTTCTTGATCTTTAATTGTTTGTTGAAGAAATTTATATTGTTGTTTAGCATCGTTTGTTAGTTTTTCATGAATAGAAAGTTGTTTATTATTTATTTTTAAAGATTCTTTTAAATCAGTTATTATTCTATTGTCATAAGAAACCCCAAGTCGTCTAGCATTTTCTCTATCAGCATATGCCTGGCCTATTTGTTCTTCTATATTTAATATTTCCCTATTTAATCTGATTTGTTCTCTACCATGAGTTAAAACTTTAGCTAATTGTTTACTTTTTTCAGTTTCTAATTTGGTTAGATCTATTGTATCTTTTTTTATTTTAGATAACTGATCTCTTAACTGTTGAGAATATGATAGATTTTTCTTTTCACTTTGTTCTCTTAATGAAATAGATTTAGCTACTTCGTTATATAATTGAGATAATTGTTTAGATATATTTAATACCTCTTTTTGATTATCTGATAAGCGCTGTCCGGCCCGAGCGGCTTGCTCTAGGCTATCTGTTAGTTGTTTTGCATTCGAGGACGCATCTACAAATTGTTGAGGATCTAAACTATCAGCCATTATATTAATTATTATAAATATAAATATTAAAAGCGACTAGGATTTAGCCGCTTTTGTTGAATATGTTGGAGCAACGTTAGGTCTTGCTATATCTTTTGATGGTTTATTTACGTTTTGCGTTTTTTCCATCTCTTCGGCTTCCTTATCATAGAATTCTTTAATTTTATGATATGTAAATTTCCGTAACCATATAGGCATATTGTATATAGTTTCCCAATCGTATCCTCCCTTACCATGAAATATAATATCATGAATTTGAGTAAATAAGTATAACCTATACTCTTGAGTCAGGCCAAAAAAACGTGAGCCCAATGGGCACATCAACGCCTCCTTCTACGTCTTCGGGGTAAAATTTAATTACTACTCCGGGTTGTATTTTATTGTAATGTTCTCTTAATGCTCTAGCGTCAGGGGCTAACAGATAATTATCTACAAAATCACGTATGGATACTTGGTCTGATTTTCCATTAACGGATGTAATCATATGTTTTAAACGTGTTGTTGAATCGAATGAGCCTTGTGGATTAAGTTTAGTTAATCCTTTAATTTCGGCTTCAATTTCTTTTTCATCTTTACCAGTAAGTAACTTAAATGTTATTTTATTACCTGATTTTGGTAGATTAAATTCAAAACTATTTACATGCGGATTAATTAAAGATTCATCTATTTCTTTGTCCTTTAAAGACGTTAAATCAACGGTTGCTTCAGTTTCATTACCCTTAGATGTATATTTGAATGAATAGTCTTTTCCATACCCTAAAATGCGGGCAGCCACTAATACAGCATCCTTATCTCCTGGTATCATGTCATCAATGTTAATAGGTGTTACTATTAATGCTTGTAAAAATTTATCAATAACAGTACCGTTTTTGATATAGTTTGTGTTAGTCAAAATATCTTCATGTTTTGCAGTCATGTAAGACATTTCAATTTCACCTTTAGATAATAAATTATCTTTTGAATACAGTAATCCTTTTGATGGTAAGGATATAACCTCTGTTGGAATTTTTATTTCACTCATATAACGATTTTTTTATCATATATAAATATATAAAAGAAAAACCCCTCAACCAAAGTTGAGAGGTTCTATAATATAATATAAAGATAGATCAGTAATTGAGGACGCAATAATCCATAGCTAAAGTTAAGGATATTGAAACAGCAGAATCGCTAGCCCAATCATAGTCACCAAAAGTAGCGGATTTAACATAAGCTCCTTTAATTTTCCATTCACTTATTACGTCACCAACAGGACCTAATACAGACATTCTAACATCTTTTTTATAGAAATCAGAATAACCATCACGACCAGTTACCGATTCATGAGCTAAACGAGCCCATTCCATTACAGATTGTGCGCCAGATGGAGTAATAGGATCATATAGTTCTAATGTTATATCTTCCCATCTAACTTTACCTTTAATTTTACGGTAAATATTAATGTGATCTAAAATTATTTCACCGGCATTAAATGAAGGAGAAGATGCTTTTTTAATTAAATAGGCAGGAATACCATCAATTTCAAAGTAGAATCTATTCTGTACTTTGGGTTCAAAGGTGGTAAAGAAAATTTCATTATTTTCAAGAATTCTAGGCATAGTATTTGTTTATTATTTGCTAGTTATAAATATTTGTGATTTATAGAAGTTAGCAGAACCTCTTTCGAGATTCTGCTTACGTTCTTTAGAATGTTGCACCAGTTGGTGTTACTGTGAAGTTCAATATGATAAACTCAGCTGTTTTAGTTGGTTGAATATAAATCTGACCTACTAATTGATTTCTGTCGATTACATCTGGTGTGTTGTTTGATTCATCCATTACAATTTTATATGAATACAAACCTTGACGTTGTACTACTGATTCCATATATGGCTCAGCTACTGCCAAGAAACGATTTCTTGTGGCTGATGTATTTTGTTCAAATATTAAATTACGTCCTACACCTCCTAAGAAGCCTTTTAGTGTAATTAATAAACGACGTACGTTTACTCTATCTAATGCTGTTGAGCGTTTTTGTAATGTTTTTTGACCAAATGCCACAACTCCATTTCCAGGAAATGTTGCTAATGGATTTACATTACCAGCATATAATATATCACGATCTGCTTGAGATAATTTACGTTCTGCACGTATAACTGATCCAATACCACCACGATTTAAACCAGCAGGAGCAAACCACTCAGCGGCGACTTGGTCGTTAAATGCATATACACCACCCATTACTACTGATGGTGGAACCCATACAGCTTTACCTAGGTTTGAGCTATATACTTGAACCCAAGGATAATATGTTGCAGCATAATTTGAAGTACTAGTAGTAGCGGCAGTTACGGCGGCGGCTGGTGTTTGAGCAGATCCTGTAACTCCACAAGGTGTGGCGTCTACTATAGCCATTGAATCCGTTCTACCTTCACAAAGAGCAATAGTATCATCTGATATTGAACTTAAAGGACCTGATCCTAATGTAGCACCCGGGACTAACAATAAATTAAAATTAAATTCATCTTTATTTGTTAATAGTGTTAATGCAGCAGCATAATCAGCAACCACATATCCTTGACAGTCATTAGCAGCTGAAGTAATATTTTCAAAGAAAGTAGAAGCTCTATTTGTTGGTAGTAAACCACCAGCGAATGAACCATATCGTATATTACCTACTACTGGGAGACTACCAGATAAAGCAGTATTAAATAAACCTGTTGATAAAATAGAATTAGTTATTTTACTTACGCTATTTGGTTGAACACGTATATATTGGCTAGTTACCGGATAATTACCTTGATATTGTAATATAGCGTTAGTACTACCACCGTATGTTACTTTTTGATCACCAATTACGCGAGCAATATAGTTTGGTTGTTGTTCATCTAATGACAAATTAGACCATGTTTCTAATACATTTTTATTATTATCAGCATCATCACCACGACGAACTATTAAAGTAAATACACCACTTGCTGTATCTACGTTAGTAATATCATATCTTATATTATTTATACTTCCAGAAGATAATACATTATAACTACCAGGAACTATAGAACTTGAATTGTTCATTATATCACCCCACGTTAATGTTTCTAATGTAAATGCAGTAACATTTGTATTGCCTCCTAAAGAAACACTAGCAGATAAAAATTGACTTGCAC